TACCGAATGTTGTAACCTTTTCTTCTGTTACCATATCCCACGGAGACATATTGTTTCGCATTTTATCACCAAATAGTTTAGTGATTCTATTAGCGAGATAAGGTATATCAAAGAATGTGGTGTTCCAGCCTGTTATAACATCTGGCTGAACTTCTACCATGAAACCAACAAACTGTTCTAATAGTTCACGTTCATCTATACAATGAATATACTCAACATCATCTCTAGAATTATTATAATTATAGATACCCCACACAATAATCTTTTTAGTTTTGTGATTCTTTATAGTAATGGCAAGGACTTCTTCTTGAGCCACACCAGGATCTGGAAAACCATTCTCTGATGCTACCTCTATGTCAATGGTCAACATGAGAATTTTATCCATGTTCCATTCTACAAACTCATCATAGTTATCTGCTATCCATACATACGGATATCTCTCCATACCATGAACAAGATCAGGCTGATCTCTATATTGACCAAGAAATTCTCGGGCATCACCAATAGAGCTCAACTGTATAGACTCTACAGGTTTACCCTTTAGAGTTTTAAGCTTTGTCTTTTTCTTTGTAGGGAAATAGAACGTGGGTTTATGACGGACTTTATGCTGCACCCGTTTACCGTTCTCAATCGCACGGATGAGAAGCGTGTTCTGTTTCTGAATTACATTTGTGTAGAAGTTATCTGCCATAGATATAATTATAACACAAACAATCTATCCAGTCAATACTTTTGCTGTATTAACCTCAGGCACTACAATGCCCGACCCGAACGCCTGTCTATAATTACTTACTATTTCCTTTGCAGGATCAGAGATGAAAACAATCCAATCCTTCTCAACTCTTACCTTATTATCTTTGGAAAAAGCTGCCCAAGGACCAAATCCCCATTGCACATTATTACCACCCTGTCTGGGGTCGCCCATCGGTATAATAACCGCAGGATTATCTAACCAAAAGGAAACACCATCCTCATCTTCTTCTATTTCTGCTACTACATCTTCACCCGACTTCAGCCGGAATAATTTAATTGCCATAATTTATATACCTATTCAATTTTCTTTTTTGTACCTATGTTATACTTCGTTTCTAATAACCAATCGTCCTTCTCTCTAAATGATAAAACTTTTATCTGTGATAATGGTGCTCTAGGTTGACAATCACCTATCATACTTACTAAACCCCAATCTTCTAATAACCCTGCAATAGTATTTCGCCTTTCTATGTCATTTATGGAAATGTTGGTTGGCTTACCATCTAGTGCAAACAACTCTTTAAAATGTACTATGAAATAACGTCCTTGTTTATGCAGAATATGACATGATTGGTATAATTTTCTTTCCTTTCTTGAAGCTACACCTATACGGGATAAAGTTTCTCTCACTTTTAGAAAGTCATCGGATTCTCCTAACCCGACCTCTAACATCAGGTCAGGTGTCCACTCCAATTCTTCCATGTTTACCACCTCTAATCAATTTTGTTTTTATTATTTTTATCTGCTCGGCAGTCAAAATCTCTAAGGCTTGTTTTGCCTTTTCATTACTATAGCCATAATATTCTTTCACACATTCTATATTTTTGACTTTAGAAGAACGCATCCATTTTGAAAATCTTTTGCGTTTCCTTATACTATTTAGTAAAAAATCGTTTTGCAATTTGTTATCCAAGAAGTGCATACGATTCATCTCGTTCACATAGAATATAGTATCAGTGAAGGCTGATAAACATTTATTGATTATATAAGCGGGGTATTTCTTCTCCCAAAATTGATCTTCAGAATCCATAAGATTCTTTTTCAGATGATTAATATTGTTTAAATAATCTTTCAGTTGATATTGTTCCATTGTTTTCTCCAATCTGGCTCCGTGACCTGGGCTCGAACCAGGGACAGGCTGATTAACAGTCAGCTACTCTACCTACTGAGTTATCACGGATTAAATTGTGCATTGAAAATTCCATCTGGGCATACTTATAATCATATCATAAAAAGTCTCCGACGATTTAATTGTGCCGTTGGGAAGCACATGATTACAATTATACAGTATTGTCTTGCTATTGTCAATAGAAGAATTGTTTAAATCTATAGGACTTCTATTCTGATGTTTATCTGTCCATTGATATCCATTTTCTGATCTTTCTTCTAGCTTGAAATCTTTTGCTTTAGATACTATAAAGGAATTCTCTATTAAACTTAAATACTTTCCACTCTTACAATCAAAGCCCGCATGAATCATTTGTTGTAAGAATAAAGGAAAGATAAAACTATTGATATGACCTTCTATTAAAGTTTCCGCAGGATGATTTGGAGCACTGATAATCAATACACCATCATCACTAAGCACATCATAAATTCTATCCAAAAACTCACCAACATTTCTTTGATGTTCGATCACATGAGAACAAAACACAACATCAAAATTCATATGTCTTGCCTTAGTATAACTCATAAAATCCATGTTATAGTCAGCCTTATCGGAATACTTATCTACCCCTGTTACTTTAAGGCCGGTGTGTTTCATTATGTCACCGTGAACACCATCACCACATCCAATATCTAAACAAGTCTTATATTTTGTTCCTATGTTCTTTTGTTCAGCTAATAAAAATTCTATAAGAGCAAACCCACCCCATGTAATTTCATACATAATCATCTCGACTACCCCACGTTCTCTGAGTTTCTATTATCTCTGGTGTTTGTTTACCAACTAACCATTGCTTAAACAATGGTGACCACCCTCTCCGGAGATGTGTAATAAAAGCTTCGGGATGAGTCCATACTTCAATACCATCACATTGTAATCTCCAAGATAATTGATGGTCTGATGCTCTACCACAAGGATGTGTTGCAAGAGGATACTTCAACCACATTTCTTTTTTCATACCCGTCAAAGCAAAATTAGCATACGCTGTCTTTAGTGGTTTTTCTCTCGTCTTATATCTAGTCATTGTATCCATAGAAACCCATGGCGGATAGTCCTCACGAACGGGGCCCCAGTCCTCATTTTCAATAGGTGGTAGCTTACCAAAACAAACCGTAGACTCTCGACTAAAATTTCCATTGTCCTCAATATGCATATTCATCCAACCAGTGAATACATCATAACTTTCATCTTCGGTATATTTTAATACACACTCCATAGCCTTACGAGTAAATATGGCATCATCACCACACATAATATAATGCGTATAATTTGTTTCTCTAATGTAATGATTTATGGCCGCCAATACTTGAGGTTCTGTAAATGCTCTAAAGTATGTTACTGGTATATCGACACACTCCTTTATTGATTCCAACGCAGGAATCAATATTCTAGGATTCATTATCAATAAACAAGGATTATAAGCCATGTTCTTTTACTAATTCTGACCATCTAGCAGTTTCTTCTACTAACATATAATCATCCACATTCCATTTATCTAATGCATACATATTAGTTTTTAATCTTCGGGCGGGATTGCCTACCCATGTATGTCCTGGTTCAAGTCTTGATTTCTTAGGCACCACACAACCCATACCAACCATTGAATAAGACCCAACCACTTGGTATTGATGTACTAGACATCCACTACCGCAGTTACTATATTTCATCACATGAACATGACCAAGCATTATAGCATTACAACTCAACGTCACCCCATCTTCTATAACACAATCATGTGCAACGTGAGCTCCTCTTAACATTATAATATTACTACCTACAGTTGTAAGGTCATCCGTACCAGAATGTATAGTAGTAAACTCTCGTATCCAGTTATCATCTCCAATCCGGCAACGACCTGGTTTGTTATAATCAGTATGTTCTGGTCTTGTACCAACGGCACAATGAGCTTCAAATCTATTCTTATTACCTATCTGCAAATAACCAGCCAAATAACAAAAAGGTCCGACATAATTACCTTCCCCCATCTCTACCATATCATCAATAACGGCTGTAGGATGTATATGGTTATAGTTGTGTATTTGTTCTATATTAGGATTCATATCCAATTCTCCTTAACCCATTCTTCATTTACCTGATGTGGTTTAGGTGAGCCATGAAAATAAACAATACTAGTATTAGCAAGTCTATCCCAATGATCTCTGATATGAGCTTTATAACTTAATATTCTACCTTTAAATATTGTGTCTAATCTT